GGCGGGGGGGTGACCCCCCGCCGGGTTGCCGAAATCCGAGACCAGAGCGGCCGCCACATTCCGACGGTAGCGGCTAGTGAATCCTTGCATGGCCAGTTTTCCACCTGGTCATTGGCCGCTGGTCTGTCACCGTCACGTTCCGGCGTGATGGTGGCCAGCGGCCGTCCTGTTTCCCTGCGCGTCCCGGTACTCCGGTCGGAATACCGACCACGCAGGGGCCTTTTCTCTGCTCCGGCCCAGCGACAGCAGCGGGCGGGTCTAGGGAAGAGAACAGTCGGTGGTTCCGCGGCAGGATTCACAAGGCATCCGCGGCCGACGACCCCAGACCCGCGCGTCGCCATCGACGAGCGGCGCTGACTAAATCAGCGGGGAATGGTTCTAGTGAATTCCCTATTACGTCGTCAATAGGGTGGGACAAGAATCTTGGAGATTTTTTCGACTAGCCGGCAGCGGCGATTTCGCGTTCGACTAACAGCTCGTCAACATCGCACCGAAAAACACGCTTGGCGATGCGCTCGATCAGAGTAAGCCGCGGCTCAAATCGGCCATTTTCAATCTCATTCCAGCGCGGCGGCTTCACATTTAGACGGTCTGCGCAATCTTCTTGTGTTAGGCCGAGCTCAAGGCGCTTAGCACGAATCAGTCCGCAAACACGTCGATGGATGGGTGAGCTTTGAGTCCTTTGACTTTTGGTCGGCATCCGTGTCATGCCCCGTTTATACCGCGAAACGATGAGCGGTCAAACGCTCTCCACGCGGACGGCGGCGGCGGTGCTCGACCAGGGGTCGTGGTGACCCATAGTCACAACTTGCGCGGTTGTGCGTAACTGGTTAAGCACCTAAGCGCTTCGCGTGGAGTACACCCAGCAGGACTCGAACCTGCAACCTTCGGTTCCGTAGGTCCGTGGTGGAGTCCAGTGCGCGTTGTGCCGATCACGGGGCTGGGGCAATTTGTGCGGTGGAAAATGGCTTGCTTTGCGCGGCAAAACCGTTGCCTTTTCACCAGCTCCGCGCGCTGTGAATTGGCTTTGCTAGTCCGACTAGCAAACTGGATTTTGAATCCGGTATCTCCCCCGCTGCGATGAATCTTGCGGGGCCCGGCTGCGGAGTGGTTTGCGAGTCGGACTAGCAATCGGGCGGAAAAGTTGACGCAAACGGCAGGGGCCCTATAGTGGCGGGATGTCGAGACTGCAGCCGGAAGCGCCGCCGATCGTGATCAACACGCTGCCCAAGCACGTGCGGGAAGCGGCCACCGCTGGGCCGCGGCGGGACACGCTGGCGCCGTTTCGCACCCGGCTGCACGAGGCCAATTTGTGGCAGACAGCGACGCTGGCCACGGGGCTGATCTTGTGCCTGGTCATCTGGCCTTTCGTGGCGATGTTGTTGTCGGACGCCGCGCGACGCGCCGAGCTGGTTGGCGAGCGGCCGCCCTTCGAGGGACTGGGCGGCGGCATTTTCTGGCTCGGCATGGCGCTCGTCGCCATTTCACAGATTCAGGCGATCGGCGTGGCAATCCGCGAAATTCACCTGGCGCAGGATTGCCCCCCGCCGCGATAAATCTTGCGGGGCCCGCTCTGCGCCTCCGCGGGTAGTGTGTTTGCTAGTCCAACTAGCAAGTGGTTTCCGAGCGGCGGAGCGCTTCGTCGAGGAGGCCGTCGAGCGTGAGGGGCAGGCCGGCGGATAGCGCGTGGCCCAGGGCGGCCAGTTTGGTGAGCAGGCCGGCGGCGTCGTAGGCGCGCTTGAGCTGCGCCAGGATCACGCGGCGGCGCCGCCGGCAGCCGGCCACGCCCCAGACGTTCATGCGGTGGGCCAGCTCGATGCAGCGGCGGCAGTACTTGCGCCTGGGCGCAGCGCCAATTTGGGCCAGCAACTGCATGAGCGCGATTCCGGGGCGCGTCATGCGATCGGCACGGTGTAGAGGTTTTGCAAGTAGGTGTTGCCGTCGCCGCCGGTGCCAAAAATGTTCACCCAGCCAAACCCCTCGGCATTGGTGAGCACGTAGCCGGCTGTACCCGACACGACGAAATCAATCTGGCCCATCGTGCTGCGGGCCAGCCACGGCTCATCTTTCAGATAGATGCCGTTGTCGTTGAGAGTTTTCGAGAGCGTCGTACCGCCGTGAATTCCGGAGGTGCCGGCCAGGTTGAAGAATCCCACGCCGGCCGTTAAATCATCATCTTCTACGGAGCCGCCGTTGTGCGGAAACCCGGCAAAAAAACCAGGGTTCACCGTGACGCCGGTGAGCCCGGAAAGGTTGTTGACGTATTCCAGCGTACCGGTCAGACTCGCGCCGGCGTCGCAGGTCAGGTGGAATCGGCCGCTCCACTCGCCCTCGGTAATCGCGTCCCACCAGGGCGGGTCGGAATTGGCGGCCAGCCAGTGAATCAAAAAGTAGTCGTGAATGTTACCGGAGAATTCGACCGGGCCCTCGTGGACGGTCAGCCCCATCGCGGTGTAGGTGTTTTTGATGCCGACCAGTGCACCGCCCGTGATCGATCGGGACTGGTTGGCGCTCCAGATCAGCACGTCGGCGCCGGCACCAACCTGGCAGCAGTCACCACCGGGCGGCCAGCGTGTGATGCAGGGCATGGCGGCTACTCTTCCTCTTCCTCAAAAAAGTCGTCGGGTAAGCAGCTCGATTCATCGACCACAAATCCGGCGGCTTCGTCGTCGGCCAGCGGACCGTCGTGCCACGAGACGCGCAGGCCCGTGCCGGGTTCCAGCTCGGGCTCGTCGTCGGCGAACCGCAGGAACCAGTCGAACACGTCGATAAACTGGCCGGTGGCCTCCCAACCGTCGTCCGTCTTTCTCCAAATCTCCATCAGCGCCGAGCCGTTTTGGGCCAGCGTCTGGGTCAGCTTGCCGTAGTAATGCGTGGGCGCTTTGAGCACCCACCAGACGCCGTAGTCATTGTCGTTGGCGTCATCGCCCAGGCCCCGCTGCCAGAACACGACAATTTTCGTATCGACCAGCAGGTAACTGTCGTGATAAGCGACCCACTGCTGATCTTCGCTCCGCTCCTCGTTGGAAAATTCCCGGTCGCCCAGCTCGGCGACAAAGTGCGCGTCGAGGAATTTGATCGGGAAAACCGTGCCGGCTTCGGGATACCCGACGGGGTCTTCCTCCGGATCCTCCGGCTGCAGCGGCTCACAGGTGACGGCCCAGCGGACTTGCACAAACCGGTCGAGCACCGGCTCGCGGATGCGGCGGAGCTGCTGGACCTCGGACTCGAGGGCGGCCAGGCGGTGGGCCATCCGTGACAGGTCGGCTTTCAGGCTTTGGAGTTGAACGTCATGCATTAGGGGCGGGCGGCCATCAGGGCCGCCGGTCGGCCGCGGAGTTGTTTGTCTTCGGGGCGGCGGTTCAAGAGCTCGAGGGTTTCCAGCTCGGCAAAGGCGGTGGTGACCTGCATCGTGGGCGGCGGCAGCTCGGCCGAATCGCCGCCCGGAATCGTGACGACGATCTCGCTGATCACGGTGCCCAGCGACCGGACGCTGTGGGCGGATCCGAAATTGACGATGTACTGGCCGATCGCTAGCTGGCTGGTGACGATCGGCGTCGTCAGCTGCAGGCTGCGGCGGGTCTGGCCGTAGTATTCAAAAACCTGCTGGGCGCGGGCCTGCAGCACGGGCACGTCGTCGTTGATCCAGCCGCCAGCAGCGCAGCGGACCGGCTGCCGCGTCTCGAGATCCAGGCCGACGACCGTGCCGGGCACCAGAAAATCCTGCTTGTACTGGTCGCCGGCTTCGATCACCAGCTCGCGGACGCCGCCCGGCGCTCTTTCGAACGCGGTGAAGTCGTCGGGATACACGCCCTCGGCGTGGCGATCGTCGAGCAGGCAGACGGTAAACAGGGCGTCGCGCCAGTCCCAGCGGCCCAAAAACGGATCGACCGGCAGCCGGATCATTTCGGAAAAAGCCAGCACGTGCTGCGGCTCGCCCGTAACGTGCAGCAGGACGGCCCGGTCCTGACGGGGAATTTCCACGCGGGCCGACCAGTGACGATCGCGGTTGAGCGTGGTTTGTTCGAGGGCCGAGCCCGTGCCGATCTTTTCGACCTGGACGTAGGGGGCGTCGGTCGGTTCGCCCTCGTGCTCGCCCTGCCAGTCGGGCGTCAGGAACAGGACGAACGCGGGAATCCGGTTGTGGGGCCCGGCGGCGATCTGCTCGGGCGGCGTGCGGCCGGTGATCGTATCGCCCTGGCCGGGGACGTATTCGACGAAGGCGATCGACCGATAGTCGAAACCGTCGACCAGCGGCAGCGTGGTGGCCAGCTCGAGCTCGCGCGGGCAGACGCGGTGGTAGGAGGCCAGAAAGGCGTCGTTTTCCAGAAACACGGGATGCGCGGGCCCCTCGCCCAGGCCGTCGAACGCGATCTGGTCCCACAGGTCGGGGATGGCGAACCGGCGGAAGACGGCGAACAGCCGGTCGGTGTGGCGCACCTCGGCGTTGGCGGCCTGCTGCTCGTTTCGGGGCAGCTCGGCGTAGTCGTCGGCCCCGCTGTAGCCGGCCTCGTACTCGGCTTCCCGCGCCAGCGGCCAGCCGATGACCAGCGAGCCGTCGGCCGCGCTGAGCGTGCAGGTGCTGGTGCGCCGGGCCCCGCGGACGCGGGCCTGGTCGATGATGCCTATGTCGGAATCCTTGATCGCGTAGCGGTTGTCGGGGGCCAGGTCGGCGGCCGTGCTGTCGTTGAGGGTCACCTGCTGCTGGTTGCCGAACAGCGTGCCCAGGTCGGTGGTGATGTCGCTGCCCAGGAGCGACACGGGCGTCAGAAACACGGCTTCGAAATCGTCCTCGGGGAGCACCGTCAGGTGCCAGGATAGCATCCGGCTCTTGGGCATCAGCAGGTTGAGCAGCTCGGCCGTGGAGTGGCCGGCCGGATCGATGACGGGCGTGTCCCAGTCGGGCAGGACCTGCTCGGTGTCGGGATCGAGGGCCAGGTCGAACGCGCCGAAGCCGGCCGGCCGCTCGTGCGCGCAGAGGTAGGCGGCGATCGTGCGGCTGCGCCACAGCGCGGCGTCGTTGTGTCCGACGTTGGGGGCGAACACAAACGTGCCCTGAAAGCCGAGCTGATTGGAGCGGTTGCCGCTGGGCGCGCCGACGGAGCTCTCGCGATTGAAGACAAAGGGCGTGCCCGAGCGTTTTTCGCCGCCGTCGGAGTCGAGCCAGGTGGCGCCGCGGATGGGGTGGCGGTAGAGGGCGTGCTCCAGGCCCAGGCAGACCAGCGGCTGCTTGCCGCTGAGCGTGTAGACGCTCTGGCCGTTGCTCTGCCCCGTTTTCAGCAGGCCCTCGCTGTGGAACCCGTCCATTTCGATCGTGCCGTACCAGGCCAGGTCGGCCGGGTCGCCCTCGCTGCCGGTCAGGGCGTGGCCGCCGATCAGGATTTTGACATACAGGCGTCTGACATTGGTCAGCCGGGCGACGGTCTTGAGTGCGAACTCACCCTGCCGCAGGCCGACGCCGTATTCCCAGACCAGCGTGGCGGTGGACAGGCTGGGGGCCAGCCGCCAGGCGACCTCTTCGGCCCACAGGTACGGGATCCGGGTCCAGTCGTCGGTCCACTTTTGTTTGAGGTAGACGGCGTGCGGCCGGGCCGTGCGGAGCGTTTTGGACGTTAAATTGATATTCGTGGCCAAGGGAGCAGCAGCAAATTTGGCCGCGGATCACGCGGATCACACGGATCAAAACTTATTGGTGGGCTCATCCGTGAAAATCCGCTCCATCCGTGGCATCCGTGTTCTAGTTGGCCCGTCGCGGCTCGCGACTTAGCCCTTGAGGACGACGGTGGCGGTGGCGTTGGCGCCGGTGGATTGGATCCGCAGGAAGCCGTGCGCAAACACGGCCGACGGGACGTCGAACCATTTGCTGGCGGTGACGCTGGGGGCCAGGGCCGCGTTGGTGTTGTCGTGGATCGGCAGGAAGCTGCCGTCGGCCGTCTCGCAGCCGTTGAACGTCAGCACCGTGACGCTGGCGGGGATCTTGATCGACAAGCCGGCATAGTTGCGGATGTCGAGTACGCCGCAACTGCCCAGAGTGGCATGCAGCGCGACCGTCGTTGTTATCCATTTGCGTTGGATCGTATCGGGCATCGGTTCACCGTTTCAAAAAATTAAAAGGTTGCTTAAGGTCTCAGCAGCAGGCGCATGCGGGCCGCGGAGTCGCCGGAGCTGCTCGCCACAAACTCCCCCGCCCCAATCGTCTCGCCGTCGTGGCCGGCGTCTTGGAGAGTCACGTCTGTGACGCGGTACTTCGACCGCACCCAATCGAGAACACCTGTGTCGTCCGCTGTCGCGATGGCCGGGTTGGCAAAGGCGTAAGTCTTGGCGGCTGCCAGCGTGCCGTCCGTTCCGCCGATGGCCGCTCCCCACTCTGCCAGTCCATTACCGGAATCGAGGAACGGATCGACGATAATCGTAAAATCGTTGTTCCCTACTGTGGCATTTGGAAACGCTGTGTTGGGCGTGATCCTGACGCCGCTGTAACCCACCACGTCGTTTTGCGTCGTGTTTCCATTGTTGTACTTGCAAGTGCCGGATGCTGGATTGAGAACGGCGTTGTAGCGCGATAGGGTGACTGCATCGACTACGGCGGAGGCGGGGACTGCATGGGCGGCAACGTAGATGTTGCCTCCGCTCAGTCTGGTCACAAGATTAGACCGGCAACTGGCAACAAATCCAGCGAAGCTCCCTTCTGGTGCCTCTCCTAATTTTCCGAGTCTTATGAATTCTGCCGCACCGACGCAGGTGTTGTGTTCGGCCGTCACGAAGCCAGGCGTGTCATGTTCGACGGGCAGAATGAACACGCCGGCACCTGATCTGAAAATCCCTAAACAGCCCGTGATTGTATAGTCATGGCTGTGCCCCACACTGGTGAACGTGGCATCAGTGGTAGAAGTGAGCGTCTCGCCTACGCAGTCCTTGATAATCGCGCCGTCCCCAAGCACTGCCATCGAGTGCGGCAGCCCCAGCCCTTCATTGAAGATGTAGCAACGTTGGATGGCGGCGCTATTGCCAACACCGAACACCAACTCCCCGCCATCCATAATGAACAGGTTGTCGGTGAATTGCGTTTCGTCTGACCAGTCCGCAGAATTGTCGAAGTAGAGGAACGGGGCAACATTGCGTGAAAATTCAATTCCATCGGTGTAGCCCAGCAGATACGGGGCTTCGTCAAAGCTGTTTTCGGTAACGAGCCACGTCTTGGTTGTCGGCCCCAGGAAGCGGAATAACGCACAAGTGTCTGTCCCCGTCACGTCCACCATAACGGAGTCGGTGAAAATGTTTCCTTGGAAGGTCACGTTACCGTCCCACGGGAAACCACCGCCCTGTCCGGCGATCCAGTCGCCGCGAAAACTGGTGCGAACAAATCGAGAATTAGTTATCGAGATCGGATAAGTCGCGCTCAGTGTCGAAGCAGCTTCGTAAACTTTTACGCCGAAATTACTGGTGTCTCCCAAGTCGGTAAAACGTCCATAATCGCAGTCGGTGAGCCCAGCCGTGTCGCTGGCACCGGACACGACAGTAATTCGACCAGGATCACCTCCGCCAGATAGGTCCGTCTTTATCTCGGCGTAGTTACCGGCGGTGCCGATGACCGAGATGAATCCGGTAAAGTTTTCGCACTTCACGTCGTAGCGCTTGCCAGCGCCAGGCGTTAGCGACAGGGTTCCATTGACTATGAGGCGGTTGATGTACGGGGCTGTCGTGCTTTGGATTATCACGTCGCCCCTGGCTACTACCGTCACTCCGGCATTGATAGTGAGAGTTTTTCCGGCAACGCCTGTATCGAACTGAATAGCCGCAGTGCCGCCAGTTGCCGGACTGCTGCCGATGTCCACGTTAGCCGTGATCGTGACGTTATGTGAAATCGTTACGGTATCGCCAGGTACGGGGGCCGTGCCGCCAGTCCATGTCGCTCCGACGTTCCAATTGCCGTCAGCGGCGGTTGTTTTAGCTGCCATTAGCTGGACTCCATTTCAGCCAGCGGCGAACGCTCGGCTTGGAGCAGGGCGGTAAGCGGCTGCTCGGTGGTGGCGGGAGCGGGATGGATTTCGGCTTGGAGCATCATGCGGTTATTGGGCTCCGCTGCGGTGCAGGTGGATGATGCCGACCCAAAAAATCTTTTTGGCGTTGGCCGGGTTGATCTCACTCGCGTCGATGAAATACAGCTCGCACATCAGGTGCTTGCTGCGGACCTCGTCGTCCCAGTCGTCAACGATCGCGTCGGTGTCGACCTGGGCGAACCGCACGTAACCCAGAGCCGGATCTCCGTCGATGGCATCGCCCAGGTCGGTCACATAGATGCGCGACTCGCCGCTCGCCTCCTGATCGCTAGCAATGTCGAGCAGCTCGGTATCGGGCTCGCCGCCGACTCGCTCCGACAACACGCAGTGCACCACGTCCTCGGCGGCTAGCGCGGCGAAGCTCACGCCGTCACTGGCGTACAGCTCGATGGTAAAGGGGAAATCCTCCGTCACACCGGCGAACAAATCGAGCGTTAGATTGCGGTCAATGGTGGCCACGATTACCGCACCCCCCGCCGGAAAGTGCCTGCCGTCCGCGGCCGGCGAAACGTGCCCGCGGTGGCTGGCCGGCGAAACGTGCCGGCCGTGGTGGGTCGCCGAAACGTGGCCGCGACGGGAAACTTTTTGGTGTGCACGCCGATCGCCCCGACCGACAGCTCCACCAGGCCCACCGCGTGGGCGGCCTGCTTGGGCGTGGCAGCCGCGATCACGACGAAGTCGAGCAGGCCGATGCCGGCGGCGACGCCGTGGACCGGTTCGGGTGTCACGGCCAGCACATCGATCTGGCTGGCCGGCAGCGGCGCCGCTTTGGCCGCAGCCGGCGACACCGCTGCCAGCTCTACCTGAGCGATTCCCGCTGCCGCGGCATGACTGGCCGCCGGCGCCACGCCCGTGAAATCGAGCAGCCCCTGGCCACTGGCGAAACTTTTGGTGGTGGCGGGCGCGACGCTGGTCAGGTCGACGACGACGGGGCCGCTGGCGGCGTCGTGCTTGCTGGTTGGCGTGACGTGTACCACGTCGATCAGACCCTGGCCGCTGGGAACCGATTTGCTGCCGGTGGGGGCACTGGATACGAAATCCACCGCGCCGATCCCGCTGGGGGCCCCTTTGGCGATGGTCTGTGCGGGCACGGACCCGATGGCGGCGACGACGGGCGGAACGGCCGCGTGTTGGGGCGTGATCGAGGGGGTGACCAGGTCGACCAGGCCTTGGCCGCTGGCGGCGCTGAAGTTCACGGCCACGGCCGGCTGGGCAAACCAGACGCGGCCGAACTCGTGGACCACGGTTTTGGAGCCGGCGGCGGCGAGGGGCGTCACATCGATTAACCCTTGGCCGCTCGCCGCCGCCTTGGCCGCTGTGGGTGCCACATGCACCAGGTCAATGCGTCCCAAGCCGGCGGCGGCCTGGTTTTGGGTGCCGGCGGGGGCCACGCCCGTGATGTCGAGCAGGGCCGGCGACACGGCCGCCCGATGATCGACGGTGGTCGTCGGTGCCGTCAGCTCGAGGAGCTGCGCATCGCCCTGCTGCCAGCTGACGCGGGGGACGGCAGCGAGGGGCGTGATCTCGATCGACTGGGGTGGGACTGGCGCCAGCGTGAGCGCCGCGGGGCTCTTGGGTGTAATTTCCAACAGGCCGAACGGCGAAGCGGCGGTGATGCCGCCGACGGTAGGGGCCACGGCTGTGATGTCTACTAGCCCCTGGCCGCTGGCGGCTGCTTTGGCGGACGCGGGCGTGATCGCCCGGATGTCGAGGAATGCCGGCGCTACGTCGGCCGTTATGCCTGACTCCGACGAATAGGTAACTTCCAGATACGGGTCGCTGCCCGTTCCTGACTGATCGGCGCTATAAAAGGCGGGCCCGCTCTGGTTGTCGGCGGCCCAAGTGGGTGGCGTGTCGTCGTAATCGCTCGACAACCTCACGGCGAACTTGCTAACACCCGCGTCGCTGATGGCAGCTATCCCCGTCCCATTAAAGTTCCAATCGCTGTAAGCGTTGATACTTAGGCTGTCTTCATCCACTGGCGTCGCAAAGGACGTGCTACCGATCTGGTCAAAGTCCGCCGTGGCGATGGCGGTCGAGGACGCTGGACTGCTGCCGACGATATAAATCAGTTGATCGAAATTGGGATCAGTGCTGAAATTGTTGCTGTGTTTGAGGGCAATCTTGGCCGCCGAAATGCTCGCGTCGTTCGGCAAACTCGAAGTGTCGAAGAGCAGAAATGACCGGCCGATCCGGTTCCATTTGTCGGTATTGGTGTCGTTGGACTCAACGGTCAAGAAAAGTTCGGTTCCACTGTCATCGGCCACGGTGCCAGACGCCGCATCGTGGAGCGTGGACCAATCGAAGCCTGACGGGTCGCTTTCGGTCCCCTTGTCGATATATCCGTCGACGCTCGTGCTTTCTGGATGCGGGTCGGGGTAGAAAGTGCTCGTCGTATCGGCGTAAACCGGGTAGGTCGCGCCCCGCCAGAATTGCCTCGGTATGACCTTCACGCCGACAAATCGCGTACCGACGATGCGGCCGCGCAAGTGGATGGCGGCGCGCTTGCGCCGTGAATCCCAGACCAATGGCTGCTTGATTTTCAGGCCGCGGAAGCTGCCGGTGGTGAATGAGAGGCCGTGATCGATGTCGCGGTTGTTGCGAAAATCGGCTTCCTGGGCTGACCGGCCGCGGCCGGTGCTTTCGAGGATCGGCAGGCCGCCGAAGTCGATCTCGATCGGGACCTCGACCGGTCCCTGGCCCGGCGGTTGGCTACGGAAGACGACCAGGTCGCGGATCTCCTGCTCGTGGAGCTGCACCAGCCGGTCGGCGTTCAGGCCGGGAAACGCCAGAGCGAACAGGATGCCGGCGGCGGTGATGACGCCGGCGACCGGCGACGCGGTCGGGTAGCGCTTGGCAATTTCGACCGGCGCGTCGGCCATGACGCGCCTGGTCCAAATGTCGTAGCGGTTAGTGCTCTTGATGACGGTCCAGTCGTTGGCCAGTGTCGGCACGTCCAAACTGTATGGCGCGCGGCTGACGCTGAACGTGCCGCCGGCTTCGCGCGGCGACAGATCGATCCGATCCCAGCCTGAATCTGCCAGCCAGTTGTGCCACTTCCCCCACAGCCGTGCGCGCGTAGCTCCGCCCTGGAGTTGCTCGGCGTCGGCGTTCCATGTGAGCGGGGCTAACATTAAACTGATTCGACGAGGACCATCAAATGGAAAACGACACGCAATCGCAAAACGGGGAACTTCCCGTGCTCATCGGCAACCCCAAAGAGGTTGCTGAGTGGTTGGCGGAATAATTCCCTCGCTTGCGCTTCGGGTTGGTGTAGCTCATCACCCGTCGGCGGCTTGCAGGATGCCTTCGGCGTTGAAGACGACCGTGAACGTGGATCCGTCGGGCGTCTTGTTGCTGGCGTATTCGATCCAGTGCAGCGGCACGCTGTTGTTCAGGTTGGTATCGAACTTGATCAGCAGGTTGCCCTGTATCGAGCGGGTGCCGGCGCCCAGCGTGGCGGCCTCGTCGTCGGCGTCGAACTCGGCCCGGTCGTTGGCGTCGTCGATATTGATAGCCTGGTTGTCGAGGGCCTGGCCGCCGGTCGAATAGCCGGATCCGTCAAATTCATCAACATTGCTCAGATCCGACACCATGTCCTTGGCGTCGCGCTCGGTGTCGGCGGTGGTGTTGGTCATCAGCGGGACGATGCGGATGTCGTCGGCCACCAGGTCGATGTCGGCCGCCAGGTATTCGCCGTAGGCGTATTGAAAACCGTGGCTGGCGGCCAGGACGGGGGCGGTGAGGGCCGCGATCTCATCCTTGAGCTGGTTGATCGAGCGGGCCAGCTTGGGGGCGCGGGCCGGATTCTCGATGGCCTCGCGCTCGAGGGCGGCCAGCTCGTCACGCCGGCGGGCGATCAGGGCCGCGCGGCGGGTGTGCCACTCGGCCACGTGGTCGCGGCGCTCGTTGCGGCGCTCGCGCCGCTTGCGCCGATCGTCCTTGTCGAGGCCCTGCAATCGGCCGCGGTTGAGGAACGCTTCGGCGGCTGCCGACTCGTCGCGGCGCTTGGGCTTTTTGCTGGGGGCGCCGCTGGCGTCCTTGGCGCCGGGGAGCTGCGACGTATCGAGGCCGTTGGCCCCGTAAGGGACGCCGCCGGGCAGCATCGAGCCGGCGCGGATGTGCTCCACGATCCGGCCCAGGCAGTGGATCGAGCGCTCCTCGGCCAGCACCAGCGCGCGGGCCTCGGCCTCGCCGCCGGGGGCTTTGCCTTCGAGCAGGGCCGCTTTAAGGCAGGGCTCCCAGGCCTTCATGGGGTCGTTGGTGTAATCGGCCGGCTCGCCGTCGATCAGGATCTCAAAGTGGCCGAGCGGGCGGCCGTCGCGGGGCCCGCGGTGCTCGCTGGCCTGACGCTGGCGGATTTCAAATTTGGGCATGGAAAAACTCCGGGGATTCGGCAGTGGTGGTGTGGTTGGTTGGGGAAACTAGCCGTTGAAGAAGAGCTTGGCTTTCCAGGTGTCGGCGGCGGTGCCGGCGAAGCGGAGATCCTTGCTCGAGCCGCCGACGGCCGGCGTATTGAGCGTGAAGGTCTCTTGATCGGGGTCGGTGAGCACCATGGCGATCGTGGTGCCGGGATAAAAAATGGCCGTCTTGCTGGCCCCGAACAGGGCATAGCCGTTGCCGCCCTGCGGGCCGAACGTGACGCCGCCGGCGGCGTTGCCGGGGTCGAATTGCAGGATGATGCCGACCAGTTTTTTGGTGCTCTTGTCGACCGTCTCGCTGGGGTCGCGGGCGGTGGGGGCGGCGGTCAGGTCGAAATCCTTGGTCGAGCCGCTGAGCGTCCACGACAGGTCGACCACTTCGCCGGCGATGGGCGGCTCGCTGTCGGCGTTGAGCGACAGGACCAGCTTGGGCTGGGTGTAGCTGCGCTGGTTGCCGCCGGCCTCGGACAGGGGCGCGCTGTCGCTGTCGATCTCCTCGCGGAGCGACAGCTGGAGGTTGACTTGGGCGGAAAGTGCGTAGGTCATGCGGCAGCCAGGGGGTTCGGGGTTCGCGATTCGGGGTTCTGGGGAGCGAATCGGTTGAGGCCCCTCAGTCCCGAGTCCCTAGTCCCGAGTCCCGTTACGGTGGTTGGGTGAAGGGGTCGAGGGGCAGCAGCTCCCAGTGGGCGAAGACCAGGGCCGTGTACCACAGGGGATCGTTGGCGATGGCGATCCGGGGCACGCTTTTGACTTGCACGACTTCGACGCGCAGGACCTTGTGCAGCTGGAACTCCTCGAGCGTGCCGTAGAAGACGGGGACGGGGTCGGCCAGCTCGAGCAGCTTGTAGTTGTGGATGAACGTCTTGCCGTACAAGAAATTCAGGGCCACGGCTTCCGAGTCCAGCTCGAACGGCGCGCCGCGAATGCCCGTGTTCCACAGGGCGGTGCCGCTGACGCCCGAGCGGGCGGACGGCGACCACATCGGGCTGGCTCGATCGGGGCAGCGCGAGAGGCGGATGAATTGAAAAAGGCCGATGGAGTCCATGCATTACGGGTTGGGATCTCGGGGTTTAATTCAGTGGGGCTTGCGCCGCGGCGCTGACGCCGCGGCCGACGCCGGAGGTGTTGCCCGCGGGCAGCAGGTTGTTTTTGGAAACTTCGTCGGCGAACGACTGGCCGATGATCTGGCCCACCCACCGCCAGAAACCGAACTGGTTGACGTCGCCGCTGAGCTGGCCGCCGGCCATCACGCCGATGCCCGACAAGAAGGTCGTCTGGCCGCCGCTGGCGCGCATGGTCCGTGCCGTCTCGCTGGCACCGGTTACGGCAGCCTGCTCGAACATATTCAGGCCCGCGTTGTAGCCAGCCTGCTCGGCGCGGGCCTGGGCGGTGGCGGCCCCGGCGGATTGCACGCCCAGCGCTCCCTCGCGGCTGACAGTCTTGGCGATTTCCGCCCGGTTCATTTCGATCGCCGCGCGTGAGGCGGGGTCGCCAAGACGCTGTTGCAAGCCCAGGGCGACGTTGTCCCGGCTGGCCGGGGCCGCGCCGGCGCGGGTGATCTTGGCCAGCGTGGCCTGCGCCTCTTCGCGGGCGGCCAGGTAGGCCTCGTAGGCCGATGAAATCTCCTCGTTTTCCTGCAGGAACTCGGCCCGGTCGGCTTCGTGCAGGCCGCGGACGGCTTCGAACGCGCCGACAAAGTCGGGCTTTTGGCCGGCGATGTCGGGCAGCCGCGTGGCCACCTTGTGGGCAAAGGCCCGCATGCGGTCGCCGGCGACGCGGGCCGCGCCGCTTTTGCCCTCGCCCTGCGTCTCGCCGCGGCCGGCGTAGTACTTGGTCATGGCCGACAGCAGGGCGGCTGTCTGCTCGGCGCTGCCGCCGATCCGGCGGCCGCCTTCCAGGGCGATGGCCATCGGGCCGGCCAGGGTCTCGGCGTCGACTTCCGACGGCTTGCCGGCCTCGATCAGCATGTTGACCAGCTGCCGCGGGCTGTGCTGCTTGCCGGTCATCGTGGCCACCTTGCCGGCGATGCTGCTGGCGGCCAGGGCGTCGATGATGGGGTGCATGCCCATCACCTGTTCGTAGTCTTTTTCGAAGCCAAAACTGTGGGCCTGAAACAGCACCTCGTAGGCGGTCTGGCGGCTGGCCCCGCTGGCCATCGCGGCGGCGTCGGCGCGGCGGGTCATGCCGGTGAGGGCTCCGGGGCCCATGTCGGTGGCCAGCTGGGCCAGCTTGCGGCGCTGGTCGTCGACGCCGCGCAGCGAGCCCAGCGCTTCGTCGGATTCCTGGCGGGCGTGACGAAAGGCGTCGCCGACCAGCCGCACGGCGGCGCCTAGCGTGAGGTAGCCGGCGGCAAACTGCGTGATCTGGCCCAAGGCCGTTGGACCCAGTGCGTCGTCCTGCGCGCGGCCGGCGGCCTCCAGCTCGCCGCGGGCGCGGGCCACGGCGCGGCCGTAGGTCTCGTGCGTGATTTTGCCGCGGGCCAGGACGGTGTCGAGCCGCTGCACCTGCGTGGCGTAGCGCTCCAGCGGCGTGGCGTTGATCTGCGTCGTGCGTTTGGCGAACCGCTCCAGCTCGGCCTCGGCCCGCTTGGCCTCCTTGGCGATCTTGCTGGCGCCCTGCTCGACGCGCGTTTCGGCCTGCGCGACGTTATTGAGACCAATAACGGCCTTGCCCTCCTTGATGAGCATTTCGAGCGTGAGGGATGAATCAGGCAAGGGCGGTTACTGGTCGCGTTGGAACAAAAGTTGGTGGACGTGGATGGGCTCTTGATCCGCCTGGCCGGTAGCCAGGGCGGCCAGGTCGGCTAGGGTGGGGCGGTAGTGAGGATCTCGGCCGCGGGCCCAGCGCTGGAAGCGGAGCCAGCGGGTGATGCCCGGTCGGCGATACTCGATTCCCGCATCGCTTTTTTTTTGCACCAGGCCAGCAGGGTTTCTAAATCGCAGAGCGTGTCGAGCACGCGCTTGGTCAGCTCGTCGCTGAACAGGCCCAGCAGGGCCGCCTCGACGCGCGACAGGCGATAGTTGGCCGACAGGGCCAGGACGGCGCCGTCGATCTGGCCCTGAAAATCGAACCGCGAAAAATCGGCCTCGCTGGCCGTGGCGTCGCGGACGCGGAGCCAGCCCTCGGCCAGCTCCCACAGGGCGGCGTAGCGGCCGATCACGCCGCTGGTCGTCCATTTGCCGTCGGCGGCCAGGTCCAGCCGTTGCGGCAGCTGCACGGTCCAGGTCAATTCGCTTTGGTCGCCTTCGCCGCGCTCGCTGTACGAACGCGCCAGCGGCACAATCCACGGCTGACCGTCCTGCAGGCTGACGGCTTCGCCGGCCAACAGCTTGTCGCGGGCCAGGTCCAGCGGGCCAGGCGGGGCATCGGTGTAGTAGCCGACCCAGATTCCAGGGTCGGCTTGGGCCCCGCCAGCGTCAGCGCAGCGGGGGGGAACACGTCGCCAGGTCTGGGACTTCTTGTGGTAGCCGCACTGGCCGGGGCTGTAGGTGTCTTGCTGCGCGCAGACGACGCCGCTTTGCCCATCGAGGGCGTGGTCGACCGGCGTGCAGTCGATGCTCTGGCCGTCATCGAAGGCGTAGGCCAGGCCCAGCTGTGCGGCTTCGGCCGGCGTCAGCGTGCGGCGATCGGGGATGAAGTAAAAAAACGTGCGCACAGTGTTTTCCCCGCTGCGTGCGGGGACCCAATAGTTGCTAGTCGGACTAGCAAACGGGGCTCGGGGTTTAGGGCTCGCCGGTGCCGACGATTTGTTTGCTGTGTTGTTTCTCGCCGGCGTGTTTCTGCGCTTCGGCGGCGCAGCGGTCGGCCAGGTCGTTGCGGAATTTGTGGAAGCGATCACCGATGGCGGCCAGCCGGCGGTCGTATTCCGCGGGCGGCTGTTGTTTTTGCTCGAGCTGGCCCAGCTCGGCCGCGAGGGCCAGCAGCTCCTTGACCTCGCCGGGCACGAGCTGCGGCACGAGGGCCAGGGCCTGCAGGCGGGAGTAGGGGCCGCAGCGGGTCAGGACGGCGACGCAGGCCTGGGTGTCATTGGTCATTGGTCATTGGTCCTTCGTCATTCGCGGAGCCGTGTTACGCTGCGCGAAACACAGCCACCCATTTCATGGCTATCAGGTGATCGCGGAGGCGGTGTTGATGACTAAGGGGGCGTTGGTGCCGTCGTAGCGCAGGGGCAGGTTGACGGTGACCTCGTCGAGGCCGTTGCCGGAGCCTTCGAAACCATCGGGGTGCGGCAGGCCGGCGGCCGTGAACTTGATGTGCTCGCTGGTGCCGTCGGCCACGAACGTGCTGCCGGCGGCCCGCTTGCGGAGATAAATCTTGGTGCTGGCGTGGGTGATGTTGCGGCCGGTGAGCGGCAGCACGGTCGATTTCCACCATTCGCTGTCGATGCCGCTGAACGTGATCGAGGGGTCGATCTCGACGATCCGGCAGCTGGTGGGCCAGATGTCGCTGTCGGCCCCGACCTGCTCGGCCGAAATGCCGAAATTGATCTCCATCCGGCGGACCTGCGGCAGCGTGTAGGCGCTGGATCCGTCGTGCAGGCTGACGCTGCCGATGGTGAACCGCTCGGCGTCGGTGATCGCCGGCAGCGATTGGCTCTCGCTGATGACGACCGGCTCGTTGACCCCGTCGTACGTGGCCAGGACCACGTACTCGAGGACCGCGTCGCCCTGGTGGTCTACCGTCAGCCGGGAGGGATAGCAGATCCCCTCTTTGATCGTCCACATCCGATGATTGCCGCCGGCCGTTCTGGTGCCGCCCTCGGTGTGCTTTTGGGCGTAGACCAGGAACGGGGCGGAGCTGGTCAGGGCCGTGCCGGTCAGGCCGCAGGCGCCCAGGGCCACGGCGATCTGCCGCGTGGCGAAATCGGCCATCGGGTTCTGGGCGTAGATCGATTGGAAGCGGGCATAGACCTCGCCGCTGGTGGCCTGCTGGCGGACTTCCGTGCCGGTGCGCACGCCGCGCTTGCTGGTCGCGCCGATCACGGTGCCGCCGAGCTTCACCGCGTAGATACCGTGCATTCGGGAAACGGTCATGGTGTCCTCTTACGCGGCGCGTGTTCGGGTGGCGGTGCGGCCCAGCTTGGTGAACAGGTAGTGCTGGAAAAAGCCGGCCTCGCGGGCGAGCTCCTGGGCCTCGGCCTGGCTGACGGTGGTCAGCTCGCGGCGCATGTTGACGTTGCTGTGCGGGTTTTTGAAATTGAAGACCGGGGCGTGCATGATCACGCGGACGCGGGCCTCGGCGCGGGTGGCGGTGGCCACGATCCGCGGGCTCGAGGCGTCGGTGCGGCCCTGGCCGCTGTAGACCAGCGGGTAGGTGTGGCCGAACTTTTTGTATTTGCGGAATTCGTAGTGCGGGTTGCGCTTGGTGTAGCCGTACTCGGTGGCGCCGCGGTGCGTGAAGTGTTTGCGGAAAAAGTGCTGGTGCCAGTACTGGCCCATCAGCCGCACGGTCTCGCGGTTGATGGTGTTCAGCTCGCGCTGCATCAGCTTGGGCGTGGGGCCTCGTTTGGTGATGATGATCTCGTACACTGTGTTTTCCCCCGCTGCGATGAATCTTGCGGGGCCCGCGTCAGTTGGTTGATTGGTCGGTTTTCATAAGTTGCCGTGATGGCTCATCACCGGACGCCGATGCCGTATTGCAGCTCGAGGATGGCCCAGTGGTGGTCGCCTTCGCCGACCGCGTCGTCCTTCGTCGAGCGCAGCGGGCCGTGGAAGGTGACCAGGTCGATCGCCAGGTAGCCGGCCTGATAGGCCAGCTCGAGCAGCTCGTCGATGATCACGCCGATCGTGTTTTTGAATTGCCGCTCCAGGGCCGCGACGTCGCCGGCCAGGTGGGCCGGGACGTTTTCCTCGAGGGCGATGGCCAGCTTGCCGGCCTCGGGGTAGGTCTCGGTGGCCACGCGGGCCTTGCTATAGCCGGCCTGGTTGGCCGTCATCAGGATGGCGAAGGGCCGCAGGCCGATGATGTCGTCGGCCGTATAGGCGTCCTGGTCGTTGGGCGGGACGGGCAGGTCGTCGATGAAGATTTTGGCCAGGGCGGCGGCCTGGTTGGTGGCCCCGCACCAGGTGCGGAAGCGGGCGCAGTCGGCCAGCGTGAGCCGGAGGTTTTCCTCGGCCAGCGTGATTCCGCCTTCGGCTGCTTCCAGGGGCACTGTTTAGGCTCGGATTTAAGGGTGGGCCCCGCCGGCTTTAATGCAGCGGGGGGAAACGACGGACTCACCGGCGGCGGTAGCCGGGCTGGGCGTGGTCTTCGATCGCGGACCGCTCGAGGATCACGGACACCATGCCGTCCTGGTCGGACGGCTTTTCGGTGATGGCGTAGTCGACGTTCTCAAACGTCACGATGGCGTTCATGGGCAGGGCGGCGATGCCGCCGAAGCGGCTGGCCTCGTCGGTGGTGAACGTGACGCGGCGCTGGCGGACCTGCTTGCGCGTGTTGCCGATCTGCTTTTCGACGGTCCGCTCCTTGCCGATCAGCGCCGTGAGCGTGCGGGGCGCGTCCTCGCTCTTGAGGCGCACTTCGATCGACTGGCCCGCTGTTTCCAAGAGCAGCGGGCTGCCGACGCCGGCGATCAGTTCAGAGTGGAAGGACAATTTCAAGCCCCCTCAAGGGCGAAAAGTAGGGCGAAAAGTAGCAATTTGCCCGTCGTGGCTCACGACTACGCGGCGGCGACGACGCGCGAGCTGGGCGACAGCGGAACGTAGCGCAGATACCACTTGATGACACCAGCGCGGGCGGCGCTGCTGTTGAGCTTGATCGTGCCGATGGGGCACAAAAACTGCGTCGGCTGCGTGGCAAAGGCATTTGCCTCTTTCACGAATCCGGCCGTCACGGGCGTAAAAATGGCCGTCGTGTTGATCGACTGGTACGAGGTGCCGGCGGCGTCGGCGTCGATGTCCACGGCGGCGGCGTTCATATCGACCGTCGCGGCTGGCGTGGTGGTGGTCAGCGTGAGCTTGACATTCGTCGTGCCGGCGCCGATTGTCGTGGTGACGATGCCAGTGATCTCGACAACCTTGATGGGGCCGCCGCTGATGGTGAATAGATCGTCATCACCGCTGAGCACCGCGCCGTCGGACTTTTCGCAGGACCGCGGGGCGGCCAGGATTGCGTCCTGGCAATAGGCCAGCACCTCGGCCAGGCTGACGCCGTTGCCGTAGGCGGCGGCTGCCGGATAGGTCACCACTCCGGCCGTGCCGGCGAGGATGTCCTCGATATAGCGGAGCACCTCGGCCATCGACACGCCGTTGCCGGCAGCGGCGGCGGCGGGGTAGGTGGGGATGCCGGCCGTGCCGGATTGGCCGGCCTGGATGAATTCAAGCCGCTCGAGGATGGTGCCGTCGGCGTTGGCGGCGACGTTGGACGTGGCCACGCCGTTGCTGTTGTTGTCCTGGCCCAGAAAACGCAAACGATTGAACATGGGAAACGTGCTTTCAAAAAAAATGAAGACTCGAAAAATTCGATTGGGCCGGCGTTGCGATCGGCCGGCCACCATTCATTTGGCTGGTGAATTCGCGGGGCGGGCCCCGCAAGATTCATCGCAGCGGGGGGCATTACGTGGTGATGTTGCTCATCACGTCCCACATGGCGGAGTACTTGATCTTTTCGTCCACCTGGTGGCGGACGCGGACCACGTCGCTGCGGGTCTCTTCCGTGTAGTAGGTCTCGACCAGGCCGCCGGGCTGGCTGCCGTCGCCGGCCCAGTGGAACGTGTGACCCAGGCAGGGCTCGATAATCGACTGGCTGGTAGCCACCACGCCGACGGCGGCGTATTCGTCGCTCCAGATATGGGTGGGGGTGGCGGTCTGGCCTTCGTCGGCCGAGTTGTAAACACCCTCGGCGACGATCACCTGCTCCAGGTCGAACACGGCGGCCAGCATGGCCGTCGTGACGTCGCGGGCCTTGATCTTGTCGCCGGCGCCCTGAGCCGCGATGTTATCGAGCACCTGCTCGCAGCGGCGGACGTTGCGAAACACCTTCTTATTGAAGACGATCGCGTTGGGCCACATGCCGGTGGCCGCGAAGATGCGGAGCACGGCGGCCTCGACATCGTCGATCGGGGTGGCGTTGGCCACGTCGTCCCACTCGTTGGTAATGGCGGTGGGCGAGTAGCTGCCGGGGAAGAGCAGATCCTTGACGCGGACCTCGGCCTCGAGCAGCACCATGTGCAGCACCAGGCGGGCGGTGGCCGCCTCGGCGTCAACATAGTTGGCATATTTGCGGGCCATGTTCTGGTCGACCGGGCCCTCCAGACCGTACTCGTCGGTGGCGTAGGTGTCCTTGCTGAACGACCAGTCGATGCGGTTGTAGTCGCCCTTCGCGCCGCGCTTGACGTTGGCGCGCTTGAGCAGCTGGGCGATGGGGATTTTGCCGAACGTGTCGCCGGCCAGGTCCACGTTGAGGATCGGCAGGACGCGGTTGGCGATGAATTTCATCCGGTTCGCCTCGAGGTCGAACTCCAGCATGGAGCCCAGATCGGGGCGAAGGGTGGATAGCGAGGTGGACGGTCCGGGCATTGGTGGTTACTCCCAGTTCCCCCTGAGAGTGCAAACGGTGAATGAAAAAGCCGACGGGTTTTGGTGGCCACCGCCACCCGCCAGCTACAGGGGGCAGGGATTAGACAACGGTCCAGGTGCCGTTGTAGGGACCGGCGATCCAGTCGCCGTTGCCGTCGGCCGTGAGCGTGACGTGCTCGGCCTCGTCGTCGGCCGTGATGTAGGCGTCGTCGGACTGCTTGGCGCCGTTGATGTAGATTGCGCCCGCGGCGCCCGGATCGACCCGCAGCTCCTGGGCGGCCGACACGGAAAAGTGGAACGTGTCACCCGCCACGGCGTCTTGGGGCAGCGTGCAGGTGTGGGCGGCGCCCAGGCCCGTGTTGGAAAACGTGCCATTGCGCATGTCGCGCGTCAGCGTGGTGGCCGTGCCGGTCAACGTGACGTGCATGGGGGGCGGCTCGTCGGTCTTCTCGGTGCGCAGGATCTCGATCACCGAAGCGTTGCCGCTGGCCGCTTCGAGCGCGATGCCGATACGGCGGTGGCTGACCACGTCGTTGATCTTGCCGCTGGCGGCGCCGAACACTTCGGCGTATTGGGAGATAGCGCCGGCGGCGATCATCTGGCAGGTGCCGGGGCAAGTTTTCAGCCGCACGGAAACGTCTCTAACGACGCTGTCGTTGAAGACGTGCTCGTTGAGGGTGCCCAAGTCGGCCTCGTTGGCGCCGGCGGCCACCAGGTAGCCGCTGGTGAGCTTGACGCGGGCATATTGGGCGATGGCGGCGGTGCCGTCGACCCGGAATGTTTTGTTGAAGCCGTCGGATTGCTGGCTCATGGGGGGAACCTTTCGGGATAAGTGGCTGGTGTGTTGTTGGGCCCCGCCAGCGCTAGCGCAGCGGGGGGAAACTTTGCTAGTCGAACTAGCAAAAGTGGTTTACTTGCGGTTGCCGGCCGGGTTGACCTTGGCGCCGTGAAGTTGCGTGTAGGCGGCGCAGTAGGCGGCCTGCAGCTGGGGGTTGTCGATGGCGAGCTTGCGGGCGGCCTGGGCCTTGGTGAGCTTGCGGTCGTCCATCAGCGTCTGGAGCTGCTCTTCCCACTGGGCGATCGCATCGCCGCCGGTGGCGGTGGTCGAGCTGCCGGTGACGCCGGCGCTGACCAGGGGGGCCGGCTCGTCGGCTGCCGATGCGGTTTTGGCGACCGGTTTGTCGGCCTTGAGCTGGGTGTTTTCCTGCGTGAGCCGCTCGACGTCGGCCGCCAGCTTGGCGGACCACGCATCTTTGGCCTGCGCGACGGTCGCGTTAGCCTCGAGCTGCGACACGAAAAAGTCGTTGTTGGCCTTGGGGAAGGCGGCTTTCAGCTCGGCGAGCGTGGCCGGGCCTGGCAGTTTCAGCGTGGCGGCCACGGAGGCAGGGGCTGGGGTGGCGGGGGCGGCCGATTCGGGCGTGATGGGCGAGGTGTCCGCGTTGATGTCAACGGACATAGCAGGGCTCCTTTTCTTGCGGCCGGCGGCGGCCAACTGGGTGAAGGTTTCATCAAGCGATTGCACGGCGTCGATCAGGCTTTGCTCGACGGCGGCCTGGCCGACGTGCACGCGCCCGTCGGCCAGTTTTCGCGTTTGCTCCAGCGTCAGGCGGCGCCCGGCTTTCACTCCGCGAATGAAAAACTCGTTCAGGTCGGTGACGATCTTCTGCTGCTCGGCGAGCTGCTCGGCGGTTACCTCGGTGCCGGGCGTGAAGGCGCCCTTGAACTCGCCGGCGCGGATCACGTGCGCCTTGATGCCCTCCTTGGCGGCCATCGCAGAGTAGTCGTAGACCACGCCGTAGGTACCGATGCTGCCGACGATCGCCGTGGGGTTGGCGAAGACCTTGGTGGCCTGGCTGGCGATCCAGTAGGCGGCGCTGGCGCCCAGGTCCTCGATGAACGCATAGACGGGCTTGCTTTTGGCGGCCTCGGCCACGTCGTCGGCCAGCTCCTTGGTGCCGGCGGCCGTGCCGCCGGGGCTTTCGATGTGCAGCAGGATGGCGGCCACGTCGGGATTGCGGACGGCCGCGCGGATCTTGCGGCGGGTCATCACGGTGCTGGTTGAGCGCGACAGGCTGGCCTGCTGCTTCATCAGCGAGCCGTGCAGGCCGATCACTTCGACGCCGTCACGGATGTCGGGCCGCTGTTCGTCGTGGGCCTGGCGGGCGGCCTGGCTGGGGCCGCTCTGTAAATGCAGGTGCAGGTCCAGGCCCTGGAACCACTGGTAGCCGCTGAGAAAATCCTCCTCGCGGATGGCCCAGATCCCGAGCCATTGGTCGAAATGCGGAATGGCGTTCAACATTGTTTGCTAGGCAGTGCCGGCCCCCGCTTTCGGCTTGAGGGCGGGCTCGGCTTTGTCTTCGCCCTCGGTGGCGCTGACGGTGACGCCCTGGGCGGTGAAGACGCGGAGCAGCTCGTCGCGGGTGATCTCGCGGTCCTTGGCGAGGTTGAGCTTCTTGTTCAGCTCCTGCGCTTTGCGTTCGAAGGCCTCGACCACCTTGCCGGCGTCGTCGGCCATTTCGGGGACAACGTCGTCGAAATCTTCGCCCTGGCGGGCCCGCTGGCGGCGGGCGCTGGTCTGCTTGGTGGCCAGCTCCAGGGCGTTGGCCTTGATGTCCTTCTCGGGCTCGATGTACGACCAGGTGGGCGGGTGCCAGGTGTGGGCGAACAGGTTGATGCCGCTGCGCTTCTGAGCGGCGCGAAGCTGGGCATCCTTGGCGAGCTTTTGCCGGACGCGCCACCGCCAGACGGGCGAATAAAAGCCGTCGATGCGGCGGCGCTGGATGACGCGGTAGCGGATGCGGGCCTGGTCGATCGCGCCGCGCCAGCCGGAGAAATTGGTCTGTGAGGCGTCGAGCAACAGGACCTGGACGGGCAGGTCGAGGTTGACCGCGATGATCGTCAGGATGAGGAGCGTGTGCTCGCGGTACATCGGGCCGGGGATGGTGGGCGCGAATCCGGTCAGGCCCCAGCCCTCTTGCGCCCGGACACGCATGCCGGGGGCCATGCCCTGGCGGGTGCGGGTGGTGCCGTCGTCGACGATCTCGGTGGTGGTGGCGCCGGTGGCGGCGGGCGGGGCGGTGTGCGGCGTGGGCAGGCCGGTGCCGACGCCCTGCAGCTGCTGCTCGAGGATGGCGTAGCAGCTTTGCACCTGGGCGGCGACCAGGTTGGCGAATTGAATGTCGTCGTGATAGTGAATGGGCAGGGCGACGGGGGCGAAGACGGTCACGCCGCGGCGCTGGCTGAACCGGTTAGCGTCGTACAGGTGCAGGACCTGCTTCTCGCCGGCGGCGTCGCGGGCCGGGACTTCCTCGATGTCCTTCAAGAGCAGCGTGCTGAACGGGTCGACGTCTTCCTTGGCGAAGAAATAGCTGATGCGGCGGGCCGTGCGGGCGTTCAGGTTGACGCCGTGGATGCAGTTTTTGGACTTGCTGCGCGTCGGCCGGCGGCAGCGGTGGGCCTCGATGAATTGCAGCCGGCCGTCGGGACCGGTAATGCAAAAGGTGTCGCCGTCGACCGGGATGGTGCGCTGGGTGAGCAGCTCGAAGTCGTAGAAGGTCCGCTCGCCCTCGGAGTCGCAGCGGGAGGGGTCGGCGCACCAGTTGTACCAGTCGTCTTTCAGCTCGGTGTCGATCCCTGTGTCGCCGGTGGAGGGGTCGACGGTGAAGCCGTCTTGCACGAGGTTGGCGGTCAGGCGGTTGATGGCCTGGCCGACGATCATGTTATTGCGGTCGTACTCGCGGGCCCGCTCGATGGCGCGGAAGAATTTGGTTTCGTCGCGGTAGTGGTAGTCGGCCCCGCCGCCCATTAGCTGCACGCCGCGGGGACTGGGCAGGTACGGGCCGGTGCCGCCGATCGCCCAGTCGGACCGGTAGTCCTGATAGGCCTGGGCAAAGGCGCTGGGCAGCTCCAGGCAGTCGGCTTGGCTGTGGCGAGTGGGCAAGTGGCGGCTGGGCAAGGGCGGGGGATCAGTCGCGGAACGCGGTAAAGTCGGCGTGGATGACGCCGCCACCGCCGGCGGCGGCGGCCTGGGCTGACGCCAGCCAGCGGCGGGCTTCGTCTTGCTGGCGGGCGATCATTTCGGGGTCGAGCTCGAGCTCGTTGCCGTCGCGTCCGGACTGGGCAGTGCGGGTGACGGGGACGGCCAGCAGCTTGCGGCAGGCGGTGATGAACAGCTTGGCCTTGACGATGCTGCCGTCGGCTTCGAAATCGGCGTTGTCGAAATAGGCGGCGCGGGCGTTGAAAATCTCGGTATCTAGTGCCTCGGCCATACGCCG